CTGCTTTGATTGCGTTATTGTTTTTTGGTTGATTATCTTCTACCGACTCTACCTTGGCTATTTCGTTTTTGATGAACTGCTCTAAATTATCGAGCAGTTGCTTCTCGATTTTTTTCTCACTTACGGATTTTGTATATGAACAGATTTTTTGTGTTCTTGCCGCGTTGCAACGATATGTCAAAACCTTATATTTGCCGCACGTCGTTATCAAATTTCCTATAAGGTTACGACCGCAACACGGGCATTTCATTAGTTTGGTAAACAAGTATGTGCTATAAGGTGTCGCTGCTGTTCGTGCGTTTCGCGTCATAATATCTTGTATGCGGTCAAATCGTTCTTTTGTTATATATGGTTCAACATAGTCGGGAACGCCTTTATACTCACCATACAACAATGTGTCACTTAACAAACTTGACAAAGCAGACATCGACATTTTTCTACTATATTTGATATTGATATATCCGAGCGTTGCGCTTTTACTTTGGTGCGTTTCGTAAAACTCCAATAGATCGTACGTCATTTCTTCGCATTCGGGATTTTTAATCAAATATCTATTTTTCTTTTCTCCAGAAACAGCCCATGGGAAGTGAAACTGTTTGGACCCCGTAACAACTTGCTTATTCTTGATACGCATTTTGTTGTTGAACTTGATTCTTTTGGAAGTTTTTTTAGCCTCATATTCCGCCATCGTCAAGTAAATATTAATTTTGAAAGCCGCATCTGGATCTTCGGGGTCGAGGTCACTTTCCTCGATGGAGATCCATGTTACCCCCGCCGCACGAAGTTGCTTTTGAGCTTCATAGAACTCTCCAACGTTTCTAAAGTAGCGGTCAATACATTTAAAAACTATAATATCGAACTTCCCTGCCTTTGCATCCTCTATGAGTTGTGCAAGGGCTTTTCTTTTGCTGATTTCAAGTGTTGCACTAATTCCCTCATCAACATATTCGCCTACACACACAAGTTCGTTTTCGGCCGCAAATTCATCGATGAGAGCGAGTTGGTCTGTCACCGAATAGCCATTTTTCTTTTGCTCATCAGAGGACACGCGCGCATATTTCGCTATCCTCACCACCCGGTTTCTCTCTTGATATGCTAATAATTGTTTGTAACTACCATACATTTGTTTACTCTCCTTTTATGTTTTTTGTTGCGGTGTACTTTTTCGGCACCACCTCCTTTATGTGATATAATACAATGGTAAAACTTTCATCTTGATAATAAAATTGTCAGATAGTAAAATCTTTTTAGAACATATGTTTTGTTCCAAATTTTACAAAAGTTAATACTTTTTAATACCTTTTGCTACTGTTATGGAACAAATGTTTTGCTATAATTTAGGCAAACAGCACGAAAGGAGCTTGCACCACCATGAAAGAAAACAAACTTTTAACCTACATTTCCTCACTCACCCCCGAACAGATAGAAAAACTCGTTAATCATCTTCCACTATTGTACGCATCAATTTCAGCACAAGCTCAACCTTATCGTCAGGAACAGACTTCGCAAAATCCACAAGTTTCTTGACATTTTCTGATAGCTCGTCCTCTTGGACGGGCTTTTCTTTTTGTTCTTCTCCCAATAAATAACCTACCGATACACCGAGGTATGAGGCAATCTTCTGAGCGGTTGAGGCGGATAGCCCGGCTGTTCTTCCGCTTTTCATGTTTGATAGTGTGCTTTTGGACAGCCCAAGGTCTAAACACATTCTGATACCCGAAACGCCCTTCTTATCACACAAATCAATGATCGTTTTGTATAAAGTACACAATTTTGTACCCTCCTTTTTGTGCATTGCACCAAAAGTACAAAAATATGTTCTTTTCGCTTGACAAGTACAAAATTTTGTACTATAATAGTCGCAGACGGACATACTTATGTACTCTGATTGATTGTTGGCACTTTCATTATAGTACATAAATGTGTACTTGTCAAGATATAGTAATGAAAGGAGAAAAAAATTCGTGAATTTATCCAAATTTTCTGACTTCGGTTTGTGCGTAAAGACCAAACTTCTGCAAATCGGAAAGGATCAAAAGTGGCTTGAGGCGGCTGTTTCCAAGAAAACGGGGCTTTTTGTAGATGGTGGTTATATGTATAAGATCCTAACGGGTCAGCGAAATGCGCCGAAAATCGTTGAGGCAATTAAGGAAATTTTAGACCTTGAAAACTGAAAATTCCAAATATTAAAGGAGTACCAATGGAAAGAGAACCACCCACAGGAAAATATCTGCTCTCCTTGCTGATAGACTTTTACGCAAAGCAAGAGGGAGTAAAGATAGTTTACAAGATTGAGAACAAGGAGAACGCAAAATGAAAACAACGAAACACATCATAGGATCGATAATTGGAACGCTTGGACTTATGGGCGTATTCATCTGCGGTGGAGCTGAATCAATCGCTATGTGCGTTATGGTTGGCGGATTTGGACTTGCTCTGTTGATGGTCGGCGGCGGTATGCTTGCGGATCAAGAGGATGAGGAGGACGAAGAATAATGCCCCTTAAAGATTATAACGATTTTTTCAACGACCACGATGCAGAGCAGTGCCGAAAGTTAGAGCGCCTGCCAAAGTGTATCGAATGTGAAAAGCCAATTCAAGACGAGTTTGCTTATAAGTTCGATGGTGAGTGGATTTGCGAAACCTGCCTCAATGATAACCACAGAGAGGAGGTTAAGGAAGATGACGAGTTTTAAACTCACAAAAAACAATTACTATAGCGAAAAAGCGAACCTAAACTATTTCAGCGTATCACAGTTTAAAGATTTTATGGAATGCCCCGCCATGGCTATGGCAAAGCTCCGTGGTGAATATACTCCCGAATACGGAAGGGCATTGTTGCTTGGGTCCTACGTCGATGAGATGTTGACGGGTACTAAAAGGTCACAAGAGAACTTCATTGAAGCGAATTACACGGAGTTGTTCCAAAAGAACGGTAAACCATATGCCGATATCGTGCAAGCAAATGCAACGATTGAACGCATCAGAAAACAGCCCAAAATGATGTACTATCTCGGTGGTCGTCACCAAGTCATTATGACGGGTGAGATTGAGGGCGTTCCGTTCAAGATTAAGATGGACAGTTATAAATCGGGAGAGTTCATCGTGGATTTGAAATACATGGCTTCGCTCCGTTCACCTAATTTGTTTCAACCCATGATTGAATATTGGCACTATGATTGGCAGGCATCCGCCTACCAAGAAATTGTACGCCAAAACACGGGTGAGCGCTTGCCGTTTATATTCGATGTGGCAACCAAAGAAAAACCCGCTCACTTGGCTTTGGGAGAAATAAGCCAATACAACATGGACAAATCTCTTGATTTCATCAAGAAGAACATCGTCCGTTGTCAAGAAATTAAGACGGGTGTAATTCCCGCAGAGCGCTGTGAAGATTATAACTGCGATTATTGCACAAGCACAAAAATCATCACAGAGCCGATTGACACCGATTTGTTCGGTATGAGTACCGCACAGATTAAAGGGATGAAAGGCGAACTGTTATGAGTTTATTAACGGAGGACACAATGAGCAATTTTTCATCAAGTATGATCGTAGGCGGCGATCCAAACAAAAGACGAAACGCTATGGATTTTTACCCGACTCCGAAAGAGGTAACTATAGCACTTCTGAATTTTTTACAGATACCAAAAAGCGCCAAAATATGGGAATGTGCTTGTGGGAAAAATCACATGGTTGATGTTATGCGCGAGTGCGGCTATGAGGTCGTTGGTACGGATATTCAAGAAGGCGTTGATTTTTTGACCGCCGATCTACCCGAAGGCGTGAGATATATTATTACCAATCCACCGTTTAAGATGTCAGAAGATTTTATTAAAAGGTGCGTTTTTCACAATGTACCGTTCGCGCTGCTCTTAAAATCTCAATACTGGCACGCACAAAAGCGATCAAAACTATTTAACGAGAACCCCCCAACCTTTGTTTTGCCTCTAACTTGGCGACCCGATTTTACGGGGCAAGGTTCATCGTTGCTGGATATGATGTGGGTTGTATGGACGGGAAATAATATGGGTTACGCACTTTACCGACCCCTTGATAAACCAAACGAAAACAAAAATATTTAAAAAGGAGATCATCTTAGAATGGCAACAGCAATCATTTATGGCGCACCCGGCGCAGGCAAAACTATTAATGCCACACGCATTCCGGGCAAGACACTACTTTTGAGTAGTGACAATTCAGCAACCGTGTTGAATAACTTCGACCGTCCAAATCTCACAATCAAAGAGGTTGCAAACTTCAAAGAGTTTGTTGATGAGTTTGAGGTAGCAACAACAAGCAAAAAGTATGACAACATCATCATAGATTGTCTTACAGACCTCATTGATGCTTATATCGTTGAAATTCGTGAAAACGGCTTTTCGGGAGATATACGTCAGCACTACCTCGCAATTTACACGAAGGTAAAATTCCTCGTTCGCAAAGCCGCTTTCTGCGACACGAACATTATATTTAACTGTTGGGAGGATATCGAAATGGTTACACTTCCTTCTGGAGAAGTTGTAAACCGTGTATCACCTATGCTCCCCGCTAAAATCAAACAGCAAGTCTGTGGCTTGTGTAATATCGTGGCTTATGTCACCACGGCAAACGACAAGCAAGGCGTAAAGCAGTGGTATTTCAGTACCGAAGGAAAGCCTACCATGATGGCAAAAGACCAATTGTTCCTTCGTAGGAGCTGCTTGCCAGAAGATTTATTTTCAGCACCCAAAACAAATTAATACATATATAAAGGAGAACTAAAATTATGGCAAACTGGACATTCAACCCTGCGGAGTATTCCGCAAACGATTACGCACCCATCCCTACGGGAGATCACCGCGTAAGAATCAACGACGTTGTTGAGAAAAAATTCAGTACTGGCAACGAAGGTTTTGAAATCACACTCGATGTTTCGGGTCATGGCGGAAAACTGCGGTACTATCTTGTACTCGACCCCAACGATTCAAAGAAAACGAATCAGCGAATCGGTACATTCTTTGAATCTTTCGGTATTGGAGATTTTGACCTTGCACACTATCGTGGTTGGGTTGGCAAAATCGGTGGAGTGCGTGTAAAGCACGAAGAATACAACGGATCTACCTTCGCAAAGGTTGCGTTCTGTATTGGACGTAAGAATCAAGAAAAACTCCCCGCTTGGAAGGATAATGGTGCAACGGCAACATCAACCGCTACGGCAGTACCACCCGCTAATTTCACAGATGTTACAAACAACGATGATTTGCCGTTTTAAGGTGAGCGATGATGCCAAGATGTATTGAAGTTAAAGACGGATATTCAGAAGGTGATATTTACCTATACGGATTTGATGATGAAAACAAATCCCTTGCCGTTGTCGAAATCATAAAGATTTTGGATGCTTCGCGTGGGATAGCGGAAATCAAATTCCTCAAGGTTCTTGTCGATGATACGGGGAACGGAATGTTTAATTATCTCTGTAAGACAGGAAAAACCATGAACGCAAGTTTAAAGTATTTGAAGAACATCACTCCTCGATACACAGATCGGGGGTGAGTGAAAAACATGGAGTT